TATGCGGTTGGTGTCACTTCAAAACTATTTGCCCTGTTTGGAGCAAATAACAACAAGGGGAATATAAATACCATGTATAACGAGGATTTGTATAGGATTAAAGAATCAAACCATTCACGTGGTTATTATCACCAAAAGAACAATAGACAGGTCGCAGTGACACCAAATATGAACGATGAAGATTTTGCCCAACTCGTAGCGCTAGAGGTCAAGAAGCGAGCAAATGTAGACGGGGTTAAATTTCTCCACGAGAGCAAGAATCTTGAGCGTTGGCATCGTGCCCTGACCGCCTTGGCAGACAGTCTCAACTATCAAGTTACTGGTATTGAGAAACAATTGGCTGGCGTGGTTGAGCGATTCTCCGATATGGGGGAAGAAGGAAAATACAGAATTAGCGAAAGCACGCGGAATTTGGAAGAGCGGAAGCGTAAGATTTCAAGTTTCCGATTCCATGTGGATAAGCGTGTTGATGATGTTGCAAAACTTATTCTCGCAAAAAATGGAACTCTTTCAACCGATGGTTCGGTAGTTGAGTTTTTCCGAAAAGCCATTCAGCGCCACAAGCAGTTGATGGAAGAGTACGAATTTGAGCCGACCGTTTTAGACGAAGCATTATGGGAAACGCTGACAGGGAAATGGGTTTTTGAGGATGCCCAACAGCACCTTGATGATGAGGACGATAGGTCGCTGGACGGAACGAATATCCGCAACTAATCTTCTAGAACGAGTAGTATCGCCGTGTGGCGAGACGGCGACTGTTTTTGGATACTTCTTGCGTTGATGCCGCGAGACAACGAATACGGCATGTTTACGACACCTTTGATACCGTCTGTGTGCAGTTCTCGGGTGGGAAAGACTCAACCGCAATTTTGTATCTCGCCAAAGAAATTCACGAGGAACGGAGTCTCGGACCCGTAAAAGTGATTTTTCGCGATGAAGAAATGGTGAGCCCATCTGTTATTGAATTTGTAAATACGGTTCGCAATTATTCCTGGGTTGACATGGAGTGGTATGCCTGCCGTCTTCACAGGAGGTGTGGGTTCTTGGTCGGCGCGAATATTTATTGCTGTGGTCAAAGCAGAGAGAAGAAGAGGGTCGTCTTACGCGTTCTATTCCGCCGTGGGCGATAACGGGTAAAAACTTTGGTTTTGACCATTCTCAACCATCACCAAAGATTGTTGATTACTACACGATGCAGGGCAAGAAAGGACGGACTGCATTCATAACTGGTGTCCGCGCAAACGAGTCAATGGTTCGCTACAGGTCATGTGTGCAAAAACTTCACGAGAATTATATTGTCACGCCTTTTCTCTTACCGAAATCCATTCCGTTGAAGTTTGCAAAAATAATTTACGATTGGACGGCTGACGATGTAATGAAGTTTGTTGCCGTTGAGCACGGCGCAGAGTACTGCAAATACTATGACTATGCCCTTGTTAGCGGAAGCAATTCTCGTGTCGGTATTCCTTTGCATTCTGTCGCTGCTAGGCGTATGAGCGATGTGATTATGACGGAACCAGATTTTTACGATGCCCTCGTCAGGTGTTTTCCGCAGATTGACGCACAGCGTCGCTATTGGGAGTATTTTGATATTGAGACGCTTATTGCTTCCTACGCTTCGGACAACTGGGACGGGGTCAAACGATGCATAGATGACAACATGTTGTCAGAAGGAATAAAAATTGAAGCGATGGCTTTTGCATCCAAATTTAGAAAGAAACGTGCGGTAGACCCGTTCGGTTTTCCTCTTGAATATCTAATACGCACCCTTTTGCTGAACGAGTTCCATCAATCAACCCCAACACCTGTAGGACCGAAAACAAGAGCACACACCATGCGGATGAAAGCATTAGAACAAGGAGATGATTTCCAATGAAAATTCAAATGTTGCCCAAAACGGCAGTTCGTCCACCCGAATGGCGAGCCACAAGCATTTTGCGACCCGACTTGTTGTTATTGAAAACATCGTTGACCGAATCGGGATGGCTGCAACCAATTGTTGTTCGGGTTTCTGACAATTCAATTATTGACGGCTCGGAGCGATGGAATGTCGTGTGCACGGATGAGCGGTTTCGTAAAAAGCATGGTGACTTAATCCCTGTCGTTTTTCATGATGTGGACGAGATTGATGCCATGGTTTTACATGTTCGGTTAAATCGTGCGCGTGGATTCGTGCATCCCGTGCGCCTAAGTTCGGTTGTAAACAAAATAATTGTTTCCGCTAAATACGGGGAGCGCGATTTGGCGGCAATTCTTGCCATGTCTGATGACGAATTGGAACTACTGCTCACGGGAGACCTAATTAAGAAAAAAAATTTACAAAAGTATGAATATTCGCGGGCGTGGGTTCCCGTAGAAGTTCCCACAGAGGGTGAGGTGCCGTCATCTTTCATTGAGCGCCCACCCAATGAAGATAGGTAGTTTGAGTACAGGCAATAAAATTGTGGTAAAGTCAGTGTGACACTTTGGGAGGACTATGCCACGTCCACGACGACGCAATTTGACTGAGGATATTGAGTTCCGTACGGATGTTGATACCCGTGGGAACGTTGTCCGCCGCGGTCGTTTCGTTCGCCGACCACGCCGAGTGGGTGGAAGAACAGTTCCTGGCAACGCCCGTTATTACCGTCGCCGTCAGCGCGAACTGTTGGCTGGTCGCCGCGCCGCACAAGCCGCTGAGCGTGGAAGAGATGCAACTCGTCAAACTGCACGAAGAGCAGGTCGCGCCGCTGGTAATCCCCGTCGTGCGGGTGGTGGAAGACCAGCAGCGGCAACCCGTACAGCACCGAGGGTAGGGCGTGTTCGTAGAGCCCTCGCTCGTGTTGCGAGAGGTGCTGCCAACCGCCTTGAGGGACGTCGTACTCGTCGTCGTTAATCAGGAGGTGAACCGTGCTCGTTACGGTTACTGAGTTGCAGAACTACATGGACATTCGGTTTTCAAACCGACAAGAGCAGGCTGCCGAATATGTCTTGGAAGGTCTACAGAGTGAACTTGAATCTTTTCTCAACAGACCCGTAGAGGTTCAGGAATTCACAGACATATATACGATGCCAAATAATCACATGGGTGTTCCGTTAACTTCATTTCTTTATGATTACGATGACGCTGGCGACGATGGGGCGACACGGGAAATAGGAAACCTTGCAGCACCACCACCAACCATTTATCTAGAGCATTCCCCCGTGGTTTCAGTTCAGTCGGTGATAATCAACAGACCAAACGACCCGAGCGTTAACGAAGAGCAAGAAGAGCACCAAGACTATGTCGTCAGGAAATACGGAATTGATTTGTACACCGCTTATGCGAATGACAAAGTCACAATTGAATACACTGCGGGTCTTGACGGTTCGTCAATAAAAGCATTTAAGTTGCTGGTGTTACGAGCGGCAACGCGAGAAATGCAAAATATGCACGACGATGTGGTCGGTATTAAGGATTTAGAGACACGAAATGTTGCCCCTCTTGATACGGGATTTTTGGAGCGTGAACTAATGTCAATTAAAAAGTGGCGGCGAGTTAGGATTTAATCGTGTCTGTCCACATAAAAATTCATGTAAATGCGTCATTGGCAATTATCAAAATGGAGCAGATGATTGAACGCTCTCGTGATTTCAAACCTGTTTTTCGTTGGGCTAAACGAGAACTAGGTTTGATGAATGGAGCAAACTTTGCACAAGGCGGTCTGCCCGTTGGCGGATGGGCTCCACTAGACCCACAGTACGCAGAGTGGAAGTCTAGAAATTTTCCCGGCAGACCAGACATGGTTCTTTCTAAGAAACTTTTTAATTCGTTGCGCAATTTGAATGGACCAGCAAACAGAATAAATGACACGACAGCAGAATTCGGAACCCATGTGGAGTACGCAAAGTTTCATCAGTACGGCACGAACAAGATGCCGAAACGTCAACTTGTTTACGAGCCAGCAGGTTTTGCTAGTCAGTTGGCTTTGATTACGGGCAAGTATGTGGTTGACGGAACTATCGGTGTTGCCAACGGTCAGTTGTTGCCATGAGTTCGTATAACGAGTTGATGCAGGGCGCGCAGTTCGCCAAGTTTTATGTAAATGATTATCTGACTAACGACTTTAGAACTAGAATGACAAGATACAGAACGGGATGGAATCTTGACGACCGAGAACTACCAACACCAGAACTGTTCCTGACATATGAACCTATTGCCCTTGACCACTGGCCGACTCTAATAACTGTAGCCATTTCTACGAATTCTTTTGAGCGGTTGATGCTCGGACCTGAGGGTGACCCGCTATATAGGGTCAATTACAACATGCGAACATATGTGTGGACAAAGACCGAGGGTTCTGAACAGGTTACTTTGATGAGGGACAGACTTACGACCGTTCTTCGCTCTTCATTGCTGGATAGACCATCGCTGAGTAGACACGATTCAACCTTCGGCTGTGATGTCAGGATAGATGAGTCAACACTTTCCGAAGAATTTTCTGATTTGACTCTCATCAAAGGCGAAAGAGTATTGGCTGGAGCGTATTTGGGGTATACTTTGAGCATAAATGAAATAATTTACAGAGAACAAGTTGGCGCGTACGATGGCGTGGAACTTGAAACCGTCAACTTACGGGAGGACGAAGAATGAGAATTGAACTAGATGCTTCATTTGTTGGTGAAGTGGGCATGGTAAAAGTTTGGAACGAAACAAACGGCTTTCTTCAGGTAACCACAGAGGGTCACCTTTTACCGGGTAAAACCACTGCGTGGGTCACAC